TATGGTCACATGCTTCTTCTTGCTTATTGTCGTTCTTCGTTGATTGAGTTGCTTGCATCGCTCGGATATTATTTTGTTGTTTATGCCGCTTTTTGTTTGTGGAATGAGCTGGTAGCTGGTTTCCGTGGTTTGTCCATGTTGTTGATTGGACTCCTCGGTTTCTTGGCTTACCTTGCCATCCGCGTTTATTTGAAGCGTCGTTCGCTTATTATCCGTTTTACTTCTCTCCCTCGTCCTTCCAAGTACTTCTTTGAATTGCCATTTGCTCGCCGCATGCAGTTTTTGTCGGCGATTGGTGGCCTGTCTACCTTGGCTATTGTTGTTAAGTTGTTCAAGAAGTGGAAGGAGATTCCTACCTCCCACGGTGCTACTCCTTTGAAGACTACAGTGTTTGAAAAGTCTGATAAGCCAGAGGATCAGCCGTGGTGGGGCGATGCTGTTAAGACTCAGCGTGCTGAGCGCTACATGGTGAATCCCGAGATGGATCACCAAATGCGCACTTCTAGCACCGAGAAGTTGACTAACAGCCTTCGCAGGCGTCAGTATCTTTTGTTGATCGGTGAAGAAGGTGAGGCAGAATTTTGCAACGCAGTTCCTGTTAAAAGTTGCATTCTGTTGATCCCTTCCCATGTCGTTCCTAAGGATACCACTCCTGCGCGCCTCGTAAAGGATGGTGCCTGTCCCAAGCATATCTACCTGCAGCCAGAGTCCTGTTTACGGATTCCGGGCACAGATTTGAGTTTGTGGTACCTTCCTGAGATGGGAGATCAGAAGGATATTCTTGCTTATTTTCCGGATGATATTGCACGTGGAAAGTCTTTTGATGGCACCATGTTGTATAATGATTCTGGAAAGGTTAAGACCTTCCCTCCCATGCTCTTGAACCGAGACAAGAGCAGAACTACCAAGGGCGGTACGTTTGAGTCGCTTACGTATTCGTTCCCAGGCCGTACCTTCAATGGCCTGTGTATGGCTACCATCGTCGCAAAATCTAGCGATGGTACTCCATTCATTGGTGGTTTTCACCTCGGTGGAAAGGATTCTTTTGGCTGTGCAGGTTTTGTTACCAAGCAGCAGCTTATTGATGGCATTGCTAACCTCAATAAGCGTCCTTCCATTTTAGCTTCCCATTCGGCAGTTCCCATGGATACCGAGATTTGTGGAATTAAGTTTCCCCTTTCGGCACCCCATGAGAAGTGCGTTACGAATGAACTTCCCTCCGACGCTAAGTGCAAGATTTTTGGAGGCCATGATCAACCTCGTGGTACTCCTTCATCTAGTGTTGTTGTCAGCATGATTTCCCCGATTGTTGAGAAGGTTATGGGCATGCCCCGCCTTCATGACAAGCCACATGAGATGGCTTCGAGGAAACATAAGGAAGTAGATATTGCTGGTAAAGTCGATACTGCTTACAAGTTTCAAGGAGATTCTGTTGAGCGTGCTGTTATCGATTATCAGACCAGTGTATTCCGAGGCTTGACTGATGAGATGCTGAAGTCAGTTGGAGTTCTCGACCTCGATGCCAATTTGGCAGGCATCGATGGAGTTCAAGGAATTAATGCCATGCAGTTTACGACATCTGCTGGCTTTCCTTTCCGTGGAACTAAGGAACAGTTCGTAGAACTGTCTGATCGTTTCGTGGAGGGTGTTTCCTGCCCGAGGGATATCGATCCCTTGATTGTGTCCGAGCTTGGACGTTTGGAGCACGAATTGTTGCAAGGCAAGCGTGTTAATTTGGTCTTTAAGGGAAATCTCAAGGATGAACCCACTAAGACGACTAAGACCAAAGTTCGAGTTTTTGCGGGATGTAACATTGCTGCCACACTGTTGGTTCGCAAGTATTTTCTCACTCTTTCCGCTCTCATGCAGAATAATAAGGAGTTGTTTGAGTGTGCTGTTACTATTAACCCCACGTCGCCGGAGTGGACGGACTTGATGAAACACATCTACCGCTTTGGCATTGATCGAGTAGTCGCAGGAGATTACAAGTCTTTTGATGGACGTATGTCTCCA